TCCTTATCATATCATCTCCAAAAGTTACAGTAGTTATATGTTCGCTATGATCGACATTCTTCATGCCAAACTTCAAAGCCAACATAACAATAGCTGTAACAGCACACGTTAATGTTCCAAAAAACCCGTTGACAAAACATGTCAGAAACCATCCTGACACATTTAAGCCACATGCAACGACTAAATGGTTGAAAAACACTAACAACGGCTGACCACAAGTCATACAAAGTCCAAATAGTATGTTGTAGTCACGTGTACCCTTCTTATATCTAAAACGGCCATTAAGCCATAGGAACAATAGATAAAAGAAATAAAACTTGGTAGTAACATCCATCTTCGAAAAATCGGTATCTATTTTCAAAGGATGTTTCTCCAGTTTCATGGCAAGTGCTGTCCAATCAGCACCATGAGGATTAATTCCTACGGAATCAACCCCTTCGACGAAATATTCAGTATTGTGTGACAGTACATCACCAAACACCATTCTCTGTACTATTTGCCATGCAAGATCCCATGCATAATATAAACGCTTAGCTACTTTTGACAGCGGTAAAGCTTCGTCTTTTTCCATAACCCTAACAAGAGGTAACTCAAATTTTCCATTTGCAAACTGATCTAACAAACGAAAAACCTCAGCTACAAGCCAAGGGTCTATGGTTTTATTATCAAGGTCTATCCAATCTGTTCGCTTAGTACGCGTAGGAAACAATATTTGAATAGTAGGGCCCACAGAAGTCGTCATATCCATAGACTTCAAATTCTTATGTCCAAATACAGCTTGCACTATATTAAACTTAACATAAGTCTGAGCGGCACTAAATCCCTTCATAATATATTCAATTTCAGTCTCCATAAAATTCATCAAAGAAGTATTCAAAGCTGGATAATATTGATGTTGAAATCTACAACTTTGCAAAAAAGAACTCCCCTCACAGGGCGATTTTGCAAAACGCGTAAATGGTAAATGGGTTGTCACTGGTATGACATCCATTAATTCTGGATCTGAAATTAGGTGAACTGGACTCACCTGATAGGCAGTTTTCTGTTTAGTCGGAAAATATTTCTGGATATTCCCTACAGGTTGTAAACCTGGCGGAATCATCCCCTCATATGGTGTAATCACCAAACACTGAGGTTCGCAATATTGATAGTCTTTAACACCAACACCTGCTAAGTGCTGTTTGCTGATGGCCGTAGCTACAGCGTGACGTGTTCCGGCTAAACCCGTATGTATCCACCTAAAGTTATGCTGATCACCATTAAAACCCAAATATGGAATTCCACAATCACCAGCAACCGAAGTACCAATTTCAAAAACAGCACCAGCAACAAACCACATCTTGCTTTGCTCACCATTAATGGTGTTCCAAGAATCATGACTGATTAATTTCTGGCTAGCCGCCTCTTCAATTGTTACCTTCCCATATCCTTGAATTATCTTCATACCATAACGAACCACCCGGTTCACCTTAGTAGTAGTGGGCAAATCTGGCAACATAGAAGTTATATCTCTACAACCACTAATTACAAAATTTCCTTTTAATTCAAGAACGGCTGTTTCATCACGATGAAACAAATGCAGTTTATACTGATCAGGCAAAAAAGTCAAATTCACAACTCCATCTAATGTACCGATGGTAATTCTAGTAATATTCGGCCTATCTACCAAATGTTTACAAATGAACCCAACATTTTGAGTAACCATAACTATAAACTGATTTACTTGATTCTCAACGCTCCCACTCATAAAATACACACTTATAACACGTGTATTGGAAGTGAGACGTCCTCCTTCCTGGCTCAAGTAACTACCAGAATGAGGTGTTAAATTTTTATCTTTAACATCTTTAGGCACACTACGTTTTGAAATAATCGGATTATTTCCATTAGTAACTTTAGGTTCTGACTTACCCTCATATACCTTAGACTGGGATGCCATATCTTTATGATCTGCACCATAAGTTGACAACAACATTCCAATCCCAGCCGCTACTGCGCCTATAACACCAATCCACCGAAGTGCCTTGCTGTCATAAACCCAATTAAGGATCTTCCTTAACGTACTAACACCAGCCTCCTTGGTCAACTCAGTATACTCTTCGTATTCCTCAGTTCCATAAAACCTAGTGCATGGTGCGTTACTCTTCCGTGTCCAACCGTCAGGTTTACCTGTGAACGTGAATAAATTCACATTTCCCATATTCTTAAACCTTCGATAAGTCTTGTTTTTCATAGCATGATGATCCACCTGTTCAATATACCAAAACTGTTCGTCGCAATGTACCGCGACGGACTGATGTTTTGGTTCAAACTTACAATAATGATTTCCATTCTTCGTCTTAACAACAAAGTACTTCTTTATTTCTGCAAGTTTCATAACTGAACACTTAGTAACAGGCACAAACGGTTTTTTGGCTGAAACTTCTACTATCTTCTTACACACGCAATCTGAACGATGACACCCCATATAAAGTCCAAATCCTAATCCAGGATATTTCTTTATACGATACCACTGTCCTTTCAAGCCTGTGACCTCAACTGTAGCATAAGTTTCCCAATCTGTAGCTGAAGGATTAACAACCTCTACCCGCGACGGTATAAAGTCAGACTCTTCAGATGACATAGACTCAGCATCATAATAATCTTCATCAACTTCCTTACCCTTTCCAGGATATGAATGTTTCGGAAGGCCTTTATAACAACGACTATCTTTGCAATCGGACTTCCTGCAATCTTCCACTTTATGTGGAAAATCGTCAGTAACGACCCATTTACAATTGACAGCAAACTCCTTATCATCTAACGCCTTCTTTTCAGCTGCCTTATCTTCAGCTTTCCACTTCTTAACAAGGCCAGAGACAGGTTTCCTCGGATGAGTCTTATTCTTCAACGCCGATACCACAGACAATTCACTAATACGAGTTTCAAGCTGCGTACTAGGATCTTTCCTCTTAGCATAAATTTTAGTAATATAATCACACAGATCATAAAGATCGATGTGTTGCTTATCAGGAAACTTACGGGTATAACGTTGATCCATCGACTCAGTTAGCTCATAACATGAATTCAATTTATCCAAGTCCAATTCGTCTATTTCACGTTGCGTTAGATCTTTTAACTTCTTAACATCAACCCAAATGTCATACCGAGCCAACAAAGCCGATGCGTCCTGCAATCCTGTATTTTGATGTGATGTATTGTTGGTACACAATACTAACCCGTGGGAAGTAAAATACACTAAACCTTTATCTCCAAAAGGAGTCTGTAACGGGCATGGTGCACTTGTCATGGCAGTCATAAGAGGAGTAGTTAATTTCGTATTAATATCTGTACTCGTAGATTGCAAATACTCATCAACTCTCGTTGTAGAGTGATTTGCATATTGCGACCAAAACTCCTCTCCAAAAG